TCACAACTGACAATCGAAACGTAAACGAAAACAATTCTAGATCTGATAATACGAACCGAAATATTAACGAATCTAATTCTACTCAAACCATTAATCAAAACGTCAAGAGCAAAGCTCCTCCAGCCTCTGCGATAGCCCCAAGCATTATGTCCTATTCGCAAGATCTTTGTACTGTAGGCCGCTCTGGTGCGTTCCAGGGACAAGTATTCGGCTTCTCTACAGGAGCTACCGTAACTGATGAGAATTGTGAACGGTTAAAACTATCTAAGTATCTTTACGATACTGGTATGAAAGTGGCCAGCGTTAGCATACTTTGCCAAGATGAAAGAGTATTTAAGGCTATGGAGATGGCTGGCACTCCTTGTCCTTACAGAGGCAAAATAGGAGCAGAAGCAACTTTGGCTTGGGCTGAAAACAAATCTAAAAGACCAGATGTTAAAGAACAAGAAAAGTTATTTATAAAAAAATGCACACATGATTCCAACCCCAACAGAGAAAAAATAAATAAAGATGTTGTTGGCGCAGTTAAAGTTATATATACAAGAAAAACTAAAACAAGCAAACAATGCAAAAAAGAATTTTATGCTACGCAGTAGCTAGTCTGCTATCATTTAGTGTATATGGACAATACACTTATGAGTCAGGGCAAGATTTATATCATCTGCAAACAAACGCCAACAACTTTGAAGGCGAGCTAGCATACGAGGTTTCTGATGATGGTATTAGCCCTGCAATTGACCTTTCTTTTGATTTTACTTTCTATGGCTCTACATTCAGTCAAGCGAGGATGGCTACCAATGGATGTCTCCATTTTGGCTCTAGTGGTAGCTATTGCAACGACTATACTCCTGACCCTATTAACGGACAGCACACTTATACCATATACGCTTTCTGGACTGACTTAATAAGAGACAGCGATTCTCGTATGAAGTCTTGGGGTGATAACAGCAAGATGATATTCGGTTGGTACGACATGAGAGAGTACAACAGAGCATCAGACAACAGTTTTGAGATAATACTTTGGAACAATAACTCGTTTGATCTTCGTTATGGCCATCTAGATATTATTAATCATGATGTATTGATAGGAGAAGTAGGATCTAAAAAAGAAGATTCTTACACTTATTACTATCATGATGAATGTAATACAGGTACAACCAACAGCTCTAGTTGTTATAACTACGATTGGAACAACTCTGATAAAAATACTAATCTAGAAAATGGCGGTTCTTTATACGGATCAGGCAGCGGTAATGGCGTTGATTGTAGCAATCCTTTAAATGATTCTAGGTGTAGCGGTTATTCAGACGCCTTATTAACCCAACAATGTAATATAAGCTCTCTTTATGATGAGTCTTGCCCCTATTATTGGGACGCATACGATGACCAGCAATGCGATTTAGATCCTCAGTATGGGCCGTTCTGCCCTGGTTATACGCAACAAGAAGATATAGGTTATTTTCAAGAAGATCAATTTGATTACGGTTACGAAGAAGAAGAACAGTTTGGCTACGAAGAAGAGCCTATGTTTGAAGAGTTTGTTTATGAGTTTGAAGAACAAAACTTTGAAGAACAAGAATTTATGTTTGAGGAAGAAATAATTTTTGAGCAAATGTTTCCTAATGAAGAGTACAGAGATCCATTTGAAATTAGACAAGACTTTCCTATGCAAGAAGAAGAAATATTTTTACCTGTTGAAGACTTGCTAATTGAAGAGTTTATCTTTCAAGAAACATTTTTAGTAGAAGATTTTAGAGAGCCTGAAACATTTATTGAGCTTGAAACTATAGAGCAGTTAGAAGAGTGGTTTGAAGAAGAGACTAGAAGAGAGGAAGAGGTTGCAATATTAGAAGACCCAGAGGAAGAGTTTATAGAGGAAATTTTTGAAGAAGAAGCCGTTGAGGAAGTTTTTGAAGCTATAGAAGAAAGATTGGCTGAAGCTGAAATAGAAGAAGAAAGAATAGAGAGAGAAGAGACTATAGAAGAAGATGTATTTGAAGAAGAGTTTCAAGTTGCTGAAAGAGAAAATACAAAAGGTGAAAGCTCAATTAGCAGAGAAGTTGCTCTTAGGGTGGTTGCATCTACAATAAGAACCGCAAATCAGAGTGTTAGCGGTACTAACGCTGGCAATTCTATACATGCTACAGGCAATAGCGTAGCTGCTGGAAATGCTGTAAGTAACTCATCTACCGCTGGTTTTAGTACCAGTAGTTCACCCAGCATGTCAGATCAGTTTGCATCATCTACAGCTCAAACCAATCAAGTTCTTGATATGAGCAGCATGTCTGTATCAGATTCTTCTTTTAGCTCAACAACAGCGGGAACAGAAACGGTAACAACAGAGGTAGCAGTTGCTAACGTAACAACAGAAACAACGCAAGATCAGATGGATACGTCTATTGCATCTGTTGATTCTGACTCAGAAACTACCGTTGAAAATATTATTGCTCAAAACTTACAGACAGCTCAAGAACAAGTTGCAGCCAAACAAGAAGAAACTGGAGAATATGGCTCAGAAAACGCTATTATAGCGGTTATGGGCTTTTTGCCAGGTTTTAATAGTTACAGAGCAGTAAACATACCCGAAAAAGAATTTTGGTATGAACCAAAAAACATTTATACTAATAGCAACCTTTCAGATAATACTGCGGCTTTTTATGGGCTAGCAGGACAGAGTATAAAAACTTTGACTGAATTAAAACAAATGCAGCCAACTCTTTAGGAGGTTTAAATGAATTGGTTTGAAAATAAAACAACGCAACTCATAGCTCTTGTTGGTATTGTTACAACGCTGGCTGGCTTTGGATATCAAGGCGCCCAGTATGTTAATAGATTAGATAACTTAGAAGCTAAGATAGGCGGTATAGTTGATACCGAACAAAAACAAAAAGTTATTGAGGAAAGATTTGCAGGTATAGAAAAGTCTGTACAGTATTTAGAAAAACAAATAGACGGCATTTCTGTTCCAGATGTTACTGAAATAACAACAGATATAGCTAAAATTAAAGCTGACATTCAATCTTTAAACAAAGAAGTAGATAAGATAGAAGCAAAGATGAATGATAAAAATCCATTAGCGGGGTAATTATGAAATTTGGTTTAATTAAAAATGTAGTAGGAGCGCTTGCTCCAACTTTAGGATCTGCATTAGGTGGGCCTTTAGGTGGTCAAGCAGCGTCCGTTATTGCTGGTGTGCTTGGCTGTCAATCAGATCCAAAGTCTATTAATAAAGCTATACAAGAGGCTACTCCAGAACAAATGTTAGAGCTTAAAAAAGCTGAACAAGGTTTTGAGCTTCAGATGAAAGAGCTAGATGTAGATATATTTAGATTAGAAACAGTAGAAAAACAAGACGCTAGAAAAACTTTTAACAAAGATTGGACAGCTAGAATTATGGGTATTGCTGTTGTTGGTGGATTTATGGGCTATATATTTTTAGTAACTTTACAACCGCCAGAGCAAAATTCTGAAGCATTAATTAATTTAGTGTTAGGATATTTAGGTGGATTGGCGTCAGCAGTTATATCGTTTTACTTTGGAGCATCCAATACGGGTGATAAAAAAGATGGCGAATAGAACTACAGTTCAATCTGTTGCATCAGACTTAAAATCGCACGAAGCGAAATGTGAGGAAAGATGGAAAAGCATATTCAAAGAAACAGCAGAAATAAAATCAGAAATGAACGATTTAAACAGAACCCTAAGAATGGCAGTTTTTGGGACTTTCGGTTTTATGGGAACTTTATTAATCGCTTTCGTAACAATCGTATTCGGAAACTAATGCACACTTCAGACAAAGGCTTTGAGCTTATAAAAAAATTTGAAGGCTGTGAGCTTGAGGCTTACCAATGTGCTGCGGGAGTTTGGACTATAGGATATGGCCATACTAAAGATGTACAAGAAGGTGATAAGTGGACCGAAGAAAAAGCAGACTTTATGTTATGGCGTGAGCTTGATGATGAGTATGAACATTATGTTAATTCATTGGTAACTGCCCCAATGAATCAATCCCAATTTGATTCTTTGGTTTCTTGGACATACAACTTAGGACCAAATAATTTAAAAAAATCTAGCATGCTTAGAGTCTTAAATGAGGGAAAGTATGACGAAGTTCCCGCGCAAATGAAAAGATGGAATAAGGCAAAAGGCAAAGTTTTGGCTGGTCTTACAAGAAGAAGAGAAGCTGAAGCTTTAATGTTTGAGGGTAAAAACTGGGAACACATATAAAATGGGTTTACAAAAAACATTATTCAAACCAGGAGTAAACAGAGAAGGAACTGATTATAGTAACGAAGGCGGTTGGTTTGATATTAATCTTGTAAGATTTAGAAAAGGCTTGCCAGAAAAATTTGGCGGTTGGGCAAAAGAAAATCTTAATACTTTCTTAGGAACTTGCAGAGCTTTGCATTCTTGGGTAGCTTTGGGCGGAACTAAATACTTAGGCTTAGGTACAACTTGGAAATACTATATAGAGGAAGGATCCTCCTTTAACGACATTACTCCAATAAGATCTACAACTAGCGCTGGAGACGTTACTTTTTCTGCATCAAATGGTGATGCGACAATTACTGTCGCTGATACAGCCCATGGAGCAGTTGCTAATGACTTTGTAACTTTTTCTGGAGCAGCCTCTCTTGGCGGCAATATTACTGCTACGGTACTTAATCAAGAATATCAAATAGCAACAATCGTAAATACTAACTCTTATACAATAGAAGCCAAAGATACTAGCGGAGCTACTGTAACAGCAAGCGCAAGTGACAGCGGCAATGGAGGAGGCTCTACGGTTGGAACTTACCAAATAAATGTAGGTCTTGATGTTTACGTTCCTGGAACTGGGTGGGGGCTAAATGGATGGGGCGAAGGAACTTTTGGTTCTGTTACTGCTTTGTCTGTAGTTAATCAGCTAAGACTTTGGACTCATGACAACTTTGGCGAAAATCTAATTATAAATGTAAGAGGTGGCGGCATTTATCAATGGACCGAAAACAACGGAGTTACAACAAGAGCCGTTGACATGTCTGGAATAGCTGGCGCTAATTTAGTGCCTACAGTTGGCTTACAAGTTATTACTTCAGAAATTGACAGACATTTAATTGTTTTGGGCGCTGACCCAATTAATGATGCAGGCTCAGCTAGAACAGGAACAGTTGATCCTATGTTAATTGCTTTTAGCGATCAAGAAAACAATTTAGACTTTGAACCAACAATTACCAATACTGCTGGGTCTTTAAGATTATCTTCTGGCTCTTCAATTATTGGAGCTGTTAAATCAAGACAAGAGGTATTGGTTTGGACTGATACTGCTTTATACAGCATGCAGTTTGTTGGGCCGCCGTTTACATTTTCGGTTAACTTAATTAACGAGGGTACTGGCTTGGTAGGGCCAAAAGCTGCCGTAACAGCGACTTCTGCTGTTTACTGGATGGGCTACAACAACTTTTACGCTTATAACGGTAGCGTACAAACTTTGTCTTGCAGCGTTCATAATTACGTATTCAATGATATTAACCTTACGCAATCTTTTAAAATTAATGCTTTTACAATTGCTGATAAAAACGAAGTGGGTTGGTTCTATTGCTCTGCTTCAAGTAACGAAATAGACAGATACGTTATTTATAATTATGCAGAACAAACTTGGGTGTATGGCCAATTAAGCAGAACGGCTTGGCTAGATGCTGGGATAGAAAATTTTCCTAGAGCAGTTAGTAATGGGTACTTGTATCAACAAGAAGTAGGCTTTGACGATGATGGCTCCCCGATGACGAATGTGTTTATTGAAAGCTCTGACTTTGATATAGGTGATGGCGAGCAGTTTACTTTTATTAGAAGAATTATACCCGACTTTAAGTTTATCCAAAATACCAACGAAAATGGCTCAGTCAATATTGTTGTTAAAACAAGAAACTTTCCTGGAGATTCTCTAACAACCAACTCTACTAGCGCTATACAAGCCGATACTCAGCAAGCTTACGTTAGAGGCCGAGCAAGACAAATGGTTCTTAGATTTGAGTCAGATGATGATGCTGAAAACAACGGTAATTTAGGAATTGGCTGGAGACTCGGCGCAACAAGAATAGATATCAGAACTGACGGAAGGAGATGAGCAAGCTACTTCCAACTCAGCTCCCGCAAGCGCAAGGAGAGGGCGTTACTTCTTCTACTTTTAATAGACTTATAAGAATTTTAGAGATAAACTTAGGAGCAGTAGACCCTGATAATACTTTGCAATTATCAACTACTCAACGTGATAAGTTAAATTTTAATCTTGGCACGCTAATCTTTAATACAACAACCCAAGTGTTGCAAGTATTTAACGGGACTGAGTTTATTGATTTAATGGATGAACCCAACCCTCAAGGATACGAAGCCCAAGGTTTACTGGGTAGTATTTCGGTAAAAACAAACGGAAATATTACAATAACCTTGTAAAATGATAATATAACATATGGAACAAGGTATGCTAAACAACGGACAGAGACAGCAACTAGAAGGAATTGCAGCTTTAGGCAGAAACGAAGATACTTATTTGGCTCACGTAGCG